TACAGAATGGGGGACAGAAGTACGCTGCAAAACTTATCCAAAGAATTACACACATTGCCTATTAGTATTCAAACTAACTATAATTTAAAAGAATTTCAACATGACTATCTATTATATTATCTAAATATAGAACAATATATAGCCAAAAATAATATAAATACATTAATAGTTATGTCTGATTCCAACGAATTCAAACAGTTTATCAATGAACAAAATAATCCAAAAATTAAAACTATCCATACACTAAGCACACACACATGTCCTAGTCCTGGACATCTCAGATACTCGTCTTTTAAACAAGAGTTATCAAGAGATCAATTGTTACATACGGCATTAGACATAAAACTGTTGACACAGAGTAAGCAAAACGTATCATACAGTAGTTATGCATGGGGTTCGGGTTTCGTAACCTGGATTAGCAAAATATACGATATACCAGTAAAAATAGAACATATATTCAAATAATCATGAGACCAAGCTGGACTGACTATTTTTTAGGGTTAGCTAAGGTTGTTTCACAACGTAGTCACGATATACATACGCAACACGGATGCGTCATAACTGATCAGCAACACAGAATATTAGGTGTAGGGTATAATGGATTTCCAAAGGGTGTGGATGACTATCTTTTGCCAACATCACGTCCTGAAAAATATCATTGGATGATTCACGCTGAAAGAAATGCTCTAGCAAATTGTGTTATCCGCCCAGACAACGGCAGGGCATATGTAACCGGACAATGTTGTAACGACTGTATATTGTCATTATGGCAGGAAGGAATCACCGAGGTTGTTATGTCCAATGATCATGGAACTAAATTATTTGATGATGAAGCACAAAAACGCTTCGATTTATTTATAGAACAAAGCGGTATGGTTGTTAGTAAATATACACCAAACTTAGAATGGATTAAGCAAATTATATAGCTCATGTTTTGATGTTAGAGATTTTTATTAGGTGTATTATTACATAAATAGTTTCCTAAAAGGCCGTAACAATCCATGACAGCTAACACAGTTTATAACAGGATCAATTCTTATTTACAGGCCTAAATTTAGTAGTTTTAAGGAGTGAGCAAATATGTCAGCTATTAACGAGTTGCAGAATTATACTTTTGTTAGCAAATATGCACGTTGGATAGAAAGCGAAAATCGAAGAGAAACATGGAAAGAGGCAGTAGACAGAGTTAGAAACATGATGCATGTTCAGTATGATTCTTTTGACTTAACATCATCTATAGGGGTGGCAGAAGAAATCAATTGGGCATATGATATGATGCTAAAAAAGAAAGTTCTCGGTAGTCAAAGAGCTTTGCAATTCGGTGGGGAGCCTATCCTAAAGAGACACGCTAAAATATATAACTGTACCAGTTCCTATTGTGATCGTTTAAGATTTTTTCAAGAATGTTTTTGGCTATTATTGTGCGGTTCCGGCACAGGGTTTAGCGTACAAAAGCATCATGTTGCAAAATTACCAAAACTACAACATATTACCAAAAAAGGCCGTCCAACACAATATGTTATTGAAGATAGTATTGAGGGATGGGCAGATGCTCTTGGGGTATTGTTAACGTCGTATTTTGAAAAACCATCTGATCCAAGATTTGAAAAATATTTAGGAACTAATATTTCATTTGATTATTCCAATATTAGAAAAAAGGGATCATCATTATCTTCTGGTGTTGGTAAAGCCCCAGGATCAGAACCTCTACAAAAAGGCTTAGAAAAAATTAGAGATCTTCTTGATAGATGCATTGCCAATGACCAGAAAAAACTACGACCTATTGATGCTTATGATATCATAATGCATAGTAGTGATGCTGTGTTGTCTGGTGGGGTTCGTAGAAGCGCATCGTTAGCATTATTTAGTCATGATGACGAAGAAATGGCTAAAGCCAAGACAGGGAATTGGTACATAGAGAATCCACAAAGAGCAAGAAGTAATAATTCTGCATTATTGCTAAAAGACAATACTTCATATGAAGATTTTAAAAGCCTGATGGAAAGCGTTAAAGAGTTTGGAGAACCAGGATTTATTTGGAGCGATTCCACAGAAATGACCTTTAATCCCTGCGTGGAAGTTGGCATGTGGCCGGTTGATGAAAAGACGGGAAAAAGTGGATGGCAGGGATGTAATCTATCAACAATCAATTGCTCATCCGTATCAGATGAACAAGATTTTTACGATAGATGCAAAGCAGCAGCTATTATTGGTAGTTTACAGGCTGGATTTACCAAATTAGATTATTTGGGAGAAGTAAGCTGCAATATTTTTCAAAGAGAAGCATTGCTTGGAGTGTCTTTAACCGGAATTATGGAAAAACATGAATTGGTATTAACTGAAAAGGTTTTAAAGGAAGGAGCTAAAATAGCTGTTGAAACTAATAAAGAGATGGCAAAAAAAATAGGAATCAATCAAGCTGCTAGAGTAACGTGTTTAAAACCAGAAGGAACATCCAGTTCAATGCTTGGTACTAGTTCTGGCATCCATCCACATCATGCTAAAAGATATATCAGGCATGTTCAAGCAAATGTTCTTGAACCACCATACCAGTACTTTAAGAAATATAATCCTCAAGCATGTGAAAAATCATCATGGTCAGCAAATCATACAGATGAGGTTATTAAATTTCCAATAGAAGTACCAGATGGATCAAAATTAAAAAATCAATTACCAGCTATTGAAATGCTTTCTATTGTTAAAGATGCACAAAAAAACTGGGTTAATTCTGGCAAAAATAAAACCTTGTGTACTCAAGACTTTTTAAGTCATAATGTTAGTAATACGGTTACTGTTCAACCAGACGAATGGGATGATGTTACAAGCTTTATCTATAATAATAGAAAATTCTTTGCTGGAATAAGTCTTATACCACAAAGCGGAGATAAAGATTATCCACAAGCACCATTTACTACTGTATATACTAGTCGTGAAATCACCAAAGAATATGGAGATGCATCATTGTGGTGTTCTGGATTAATAGAATTAGGATTAAATGCATTCAATAATAATTTATGGGCAGCTTGTGATTACATGACATTAAATCAAGCGTCTGATACCGATAATGATGCTAAAAAATTATTTTCAATTAAAATGATAAGATTTGCGAAAAAATATTTTAATAACGATATTAAACGTTTAACTTATTGTATGAAAGATGTTTATAATTGGAAAATTTATACAGATTTATATGATAGTTTTGCTAAGGTTGATTATACACAACTATTCGAAACTGAGGACAATACGACAGGGATAGAGGAAATTAGTTGTGCTGGTGGCGCATGTCTAATTTAACTATTTCTGAAAGGCTATTACATTGAGAAAAAGAAAAAACCGGAATAACTCTAATGATAAAAAAATTAGCTTACTGGGCCCAAATCCATTAATACCGCCATCAGAAGAAATAACTGTTGGTTTTAAAAATAGATTAAAGCCTAGATCCATTAATCAAAAAGAATATATCAGAACGATAGCAGAAAACACTATCACTTTTTGTCAGGGGGTTCCCGGTAGTGGAAAAACACATATTGCTGTCGGAATGGCTCTGGAATATTTAGTTGACGCTAAGGTAAAAAAAGTAGTCATAACAAGACCAGTTGTTGAAGCTGGAGAAAGATTGGGTTTTCTACCTGGAACAGCAGAAGAAAAATTACATCCATATCTATTGCCATTATTTGATGAAATTAATTACTTTATGGCATCTAGTCATTATAATAAATTACAAGGTAATAGACAAATTGAAATTGTTCCTCTTGGTTTAATGAGAGGAAGAAGTTTTCATGATGCATTTATTGTTGCTGATGAATGTCAAAATGCCTCATACGATCAATTGAAAATGCTATTGACACGAATTGGAATGAATAGTAAAATGGTGCTAACGGGAGATATTGCACAATCCGATTTAGAAGATAGAAGAAGGGGCGGTTTTCAAACAATTATTGAAAAATTAGATGGAGTTAATAATATTGGCTTTTCGGCACTAGAATCTTCAGACATTGTTAGAAATCCTATTATTGCAGATATTATTAATAGAATATAATGAAACATAAAAAGTGTTTGGTATTAAATGCTGATTATACTCCCATTGGGATTATATCATGGCAAAAGGCTATGGTGTGGCTTTTTCGCATTAAAGAAGATACTAATAATATAGATATTATTGAATATCATGCAAATGATAGTGTTTTAACTTGTCGTGGTCCAGAAAGAATACCCTCTGTTGTAAAAACCATCAAATACTTTAAACTATTGAATCATCATGTAAATTTTTCTAGAAAGAATGTCTTTATAAGAGATGATTTTCGTTGTCAATATTGTAATAAAAAATATGCAATAAATGAATTGACTTATGATCATGTTATTCCAAGAGCACAATGGAAATGCTTAGACACACCAACATGTTGGACAAATATAGTTACAGCGTGTTGGAACTGCAATGAAAAAAAGGGTAATAAAACACCTCAACAAGCAAATATGCCTCTAATTAAAGAGCCATATATACCAAGAAAAACTCTCAAATACTTGCCACTAGCCCATCAGCTGAATACTATACTAACAGACCTACCCAAAGAATGGCACAGCTATATAGGAGATTTGATAGGATAATGCCCACTTATAGTTATTTTTGTAGCAACTGTAATGATACATTTGAGAAATTTTTCTATATCAAGGATTACAAAGAAAAAGTTAAATGTTCACAATGTAAGAAAAATTGCTGTAGACATTATGTTGAAGATGTGTTGACACAATCTGCATCTGTTAAAAAGGCCGACAGCGAATTAAAAACTATTGGTGATTTAGCTAATAGAAACAGAGATAGATTGTCTAATGATCAAAAACAAGCACTAGATAAAAAACATAATGACTATAAAGATCAAGATTCAGGAAAAGAATTGCCTAAAGGTATGTCAAGGATTCAAAAACCTAAGAAACCGAAGTGGAGTTAATAATGTCAGATAATTTCGATTTCACTGTAGACCAATCAAAAAATATCCCGTCTACTATTATTCAAGATAAATATTATACTATATTTGGTATGGAAGATTATGTAGACGATAATGGTAACACTCGTCAAACTACAGAAAACAAAAATACATTCGCCAAAGAGATCAATGGAAAATATATGATAAAAATTGGACTAGACAATAGAGTATATAATCCTATTGGAATGTTTTCTGAGGGTAAGGCAAATAAAATTTTAGCTAAAATAGGCAAAAATGAATTTAATTTCAAGAAAGTTAATCCAAAAGTTTTTGATCTATATTTATCTTTTCTTAGAACAAAAAACATAGCATGGTTAAACAATGCGAACAGGGAGCTTCTATGAGACTTAATAAAACACAACAATATGCTATTCGCTGGATGGTATCTCAAGGTAATGAGATAGCACAAATTGTGAAAGAACTAAAAATTCCAGCAGACTCAGTAAATAGATTTGTAGAGAAAAATTGTAACATTAATACCAATAATACTATCCCAACAACATCTTCTCGCGTCAAAGCCAAAGATTTAATGATTAGAAATACTTCTTCTAAACAAATCAATAATGTTGCTATTATGACTAGGGAAGCATCGGAAATGGGTGATCATTTTAAAAAATCAGCACCAAATACTCAATCCGCTCCACGATACGAGAACAATATTCATAGAATTTATGACAAATAAATATATCTCTAAGTACTCAAATAATAAGGAAGTGAGTGCTGCACAATATATAACAGAGATGATTTGTGAAAAACGAGCAAAAATGCTCAAGCTTGATTTGCATTATAGGTTTTGGACGAATAAAGAATGGGCATCTTATTATAGAAATCAAATAGGATCAGCCAATAAGCTTTTAAAGGAATACGATTGTAGAGCGATTATAAGAGCGTTAAACAATCCGAAAAGCGTAAAAATTTATTCCTTGAGGGCTCCTCATCTAATTGCTATTATACAAAGTGAGCAAGAACTGATAGAAAAAGAAAATACAGACCTCAAACAAACATACGAACGAAAAACAGATACAAAATATCTTACAGGTAATTCCAAAAAAAATAACATCATATCCAAACTGAAGGATTTAGAATGACAATACAAGCAGAAATTAAAAAGACTTTTGGTGACGATATTCTCCTATCTGGTAATTCTATTAAGGAGAAAAAAACAGTTATTATCCCTGTAAGTCCAGCATTAGATATGGCATTACAGGGTGGTGTGCCAGAAGGTAGTTTTGTTGTATTAACAGGACAACCAAAATGCGGCAAAACAACAACATCTTTAAGTATTGCTGCTACAGCACAGGAAGAACAATACAGGGGTTCTCTACCGAATCCTCGACATGTGTACTATCTAAACATTGAAGGTCGATTGAAAAAGAGAGATATTGAAGGCATAGCAGGATTAGATCTTGACAGATTTACTCTAATTGGATCAGCACAGGGTAAAATCTTACATGCAGAAGAGTATTTACAAATTGCAGAACAGATTATTAATCAAGAAGCTGGTAGTGTTGTAATTATAGATTCATATTCGGCTTTATGTACAGAAGCAGAAATAACCTCCGAAATGAACAAAATGCAACGGGCTGACGGAGCAAAGTTATTAGCAAAGTTTTGTCGTAAAGTTGCAAATGTAATTCCAGTAAATAAAAATATTGTGATCGGGATCACCCATCTAATGGGAAATCCAACTGGATATGGTGCAGAATTTAAAGAGAAAAGTGGTCAAGCTATTGCTTATCAAACTGATATCAAGATTAGGGCTAAAAAATTTACTCCTTGGTTATTGGGAAAAGAGAATCATCAAATAGGACAAGAGGTAGAATGGCAAGTTATCTGTTCTGCTCTTGGGCCTCCTGGTGCAACCACAACGAGCTTTATTAGATATGGCCAAGGAATTGATAAACATATGGAACTTTTTAATTTGGCAGTAGATATTGGCTTAGTACAAAAGGGTGGGGCTTGGTATACGTTTACCACCCTTGATGACTCTCCAAAATTTCAAGGAGCAGAAAAAGCTAGAGATTTTTTGGTTGAAAACAAAGAAGTATACGAAACCTTAGCTAAAGAAATTAATACTGCACTGGGATTGTAATGGATATTATAGACCTAGATAACAACATCAAAAAATGGCAATTAAAAGGACATATATCTAAAGCTACTGCAACTAATAAATCTACCTATCATATAAAGGCCAGAAAGTTATTACATACCATATACCCTACAGTACAAATTTTAGAAGAAGTCCCGATTCCTATTAACAATAAAGAAACACTCTATTTAGATTTCTATGTTCCACTATTAAAAAAATGCATAGAAGTTCATGGTGAACAACATTATGAATTTGTTCCTTTTTATCATTCTACTAGACTGCATTTTTTAAAAGCACAAAAGAAAGACAGACAAAAACAAGAATGGTGTGAGAAAAATTCTATTTCATATATAGTCTTACCATATAACCTAACAACAGACGAATGGGAAAGTAAATTTAATGAACACTAAGGATAAAGTTAAAGAATGGGATGATATTCTTGATGAGTATGAAAAATCAATAGGATTGCCATCATATAAGAATGATCAATTTGCTAATGAAGAATTAGAACATTATTTTTCTATGGATAGAAAGATATTGGAAAATATGAGTCCCCAAGACTGTGGAGAAATAGCCTATAGATTAGGACAATTTAGTTTTCATGTTCAAAGAAGCCTGAATAGAGAACTTGCTAGAGTAAATTGGGCAGACGAAACTATTAAAGAAACTATAGCAGATGAGCTTAATTCATACAAGGGATATGGATATGTCGAAAAATCAGCACAAGCTATTAAGCATAACGATAACGCTACTGCTCTAAATAAGATTAAAAAATACGCCAAAATGAGATCTGATAGATTACAATATATGGCCAACGGTATAAAAAATCTTTCGGATATTCTTCTCAATATACAAAGGAGTAAACTCAAACATGAGCAATAAAAGAGAAACAGTAGATAAAATCTATCAATTATTAATATCTCTGGTGGAGGAGGATGAGTCTGTGCATCAGCCAGCACCCCCTAAAAAAACAACAAAAAAGAAATCTACCACTAATCGAATATCTAAGACTAAAACAATACAGACCAATGAGAATAGTAGTCAACGATTAAATAAATTTGATAGCATGGCTGAAAAGAATATG